ACCCAGGTAAGCCCATGATTAGAATCTTTTTGTTGATAGTTGCCATTAATTAATTCTTTCTGTATTAAATTAAAATTTCTTTGTTATGTTTTGCTTTTTTCAAAAATGCTCGTGTTTTGTCAGTTATGACACCAGTAGTAAATAGCGTAACTCGCGGTGATAGCCCACTATTTGCTGTATAATGCGGCACATGCTTATTTGAAAAAGTGTGAATATCGCCTGCTCTCCAAAATTGATAGCAGTGGTTACCAAATTGAAAAAACTGTCCTTGTTCATAGTCCTTAAGCATAATACCAATACGAATCAAATCATCTAGATCATGATCTGGCCAATTGTGTTCAAATCTATCAACATGACCAATAAAAGCTTCACCTGTAAATTGAATATGCAATCTGCTTTCACTATCGCCTAAACCAATCATATCAACCATTTTGGCAAATGTAGGTGAAAGATTAGCATTTACTCTAAAGATAGTCATTTCTGGATCGGCACCCACTGCTGCAAAATCATTACGTTCTGCATTATTAAACTTTACTTGACCGCTATATGGGTTACGATCTCCACGATATGCCCAATCTTCACGACGATTAGTAATATTGACTGGTTTAGCAGCAGCAATAGCTTCATTTAACTCATCGGTCCAATCACCGCCAAATTTACCTAAACCAACAACTGTATCCCATCGCATATCACGAATTGTAGTATCATAGTGATAGGCACTATTATCTTTTCCATATTGCCATGCACTTGATACTTTTTCAAACTCATTTTTATCTAACATTTTATACTCCTATATGTTAAATATTTAATAATTCTTGTTTTGGTTTAGTAAACTTGCTTACAAGATAGCATACTAAACCAGCACCGACGACTTGAATAATTGTACCTGACACTTGAATGATTGGACCACCGCCAAACAATCCATAAATGTATAGTGATGAACCTGCTAAAACACCAACTAATGAGCCACTAATGAAACCTTGCTTTGTAACATGATCAGGAAACAAAATACCCATCACAATTGGGATAAAGAAGCACAATTGTGTAGCCTTACCAATAAGAAAGATTAAGTTCAAATCTAAACCAGGTATGTTAGCAAGTGTAATACCTATGGCGGCAAATACTATCATGGCAACACGACTCCAAAGGATTGGATTTTTTCCTCCAAAAGCGTTATTAACATCATTTCCAAAAATATTAGCACTATTAATAAGCATAGTATCTATTATACTAATCAATCCACTGAATACAGTTACTAGGAAGAAAAGTGCTAACCACGGACCAACTAACTGAACCATGACGATAATGTTAATAAATCCAGTTTTTGGACCGCTTATATCATAATGAAGTCCAGCAGCAATCATGCCGAGCGGACCACCTATAATTTGTAATACTAACCAATAAAATGGTGCTACCATATATGCTTTTAATGCCACGCCTTTTTCCATGCTAAAAGCATTTTGATAACTTTCATTACTAATCCATGCACTAGCAAAGTGACCAATTACTGTTGGAATACCAAATCCAAATAGTAATCCTAGTGCAAAACTATCACTCCAAAGTGATGTACCCTTACCAGCTTTACCAGCCATACCATCAATTACAGGTTGAAAACCAACAGTGCTGAAAATTTCATATCCTACTACTGCAGTTCCAATAAAAATCATTATAATTTTACAAACATCGGTAATGATTGATGCTTTAATACCGCCTCGTAATGAATACGTTAATGCAATACCAACAAGTAATGCAGAAACAAGAATTGCAGGCAACCCTGTAAGAAGTGTAACACTATTTGAACCAGCATATAGATCAATTGTAAGTGATTGTAATGTGCCCAAAATCATCTGTGCAACTAATAACCAACCCACTATTGCACCAAATTTTCCTTTAAAAAATTCGCTATGTGTGTATAATTGATCATTTTTATTTCTAAACTTGTTAATAAAGTATGCAAAAACCATCATACTAAAAAAATTACCCAAGCTAAACCAAAATACACCAGGCCAACCATTCATATAACCTTGTTGTGCTGCAACAAATAAACCAGGTGCATGAATCCAACTTGCACCAGCAGAAGTTGAACCCTGCCAAAAACCAATCTTGCGGTTAGCCAATAAGAATGCTTCTTTGCTGCTATCATAACCTTTTGCAAACCAACTGGTAAGCATAAAAACAAATACTGCATAAATTGCAATCATCCAATAACCAGTAGTATCACTAAAAATTGGAAATATTTTCGTAACGTCCATTTTATTTTCCTTTTTCGTCAAAATAATTTATTAATTCACCATCTCTGTTAAGATCGCAGGTGACACAATGAATACCACCACTCCAGAAATAACGATTTCTGTACGGAGAAACATGTACATTTATACCATGTTTTTCTAGTTCATTGCAAATTCTTTTATTATAGTTAAACACTACCACATTACTTTCATCAATGCTTAGCATATTGCAATCAAAAACATTGTCAATCATGTATTTTTGCCAACCATTATCTAACCATTCATAAGCAAGAGCAGCACGAGCAGCGTCGCCTTCTTCGCCATAGTTCCATAAGTTATGATTATGCTTTTGTTTAAATTCTAAGAATTTATACATGCTTACTAAACTATCACTGCCATCTGTTGTAATAACTTTCCAATTTGGAAAATCTGCAGCATATTTTTCACTGCCCATTACACTAACGATGAGACCTTGTTTCAATGGGCGATACCAACTATCACGCCAGCCAATTTCATCATATATAAGATTTTCATGTCCTTCGCCAAATTCAGAAACAAATTGAACAAACTCATCATGCGAACCATATCTTTGAAATGGCCCACCATTTCCATATGTCATGCGCTTTCCAATTTTGGTCATCCAACCTTCACTGTTTATTTGTGTGTTGGTATGATAAACAGTATTACCTTGTTCTTGGACATATTGAACAATGTTTTCATATTGTTTATATTGTTCTGGTTCAATAAACCAATGAATAAATTTATTACCCATCATCATAATCCAGTCACGAGGCTGCATTGGTGGCGGCACTATACAATCAACTGTGGGATATTCATTGTATTGCGATGGTAATACAAATTGATCATACCATGCACGTGACTGGATTCTCGTTTTAAAATTAGCTGAATTTTCTACTGTAGGACGAATAGTTTCTACACCAAAGGAATTCAACAATTTTTCTAAATTTTGGTAATCTTCTTCTGTTTCGTAGGCTATTTGTTCATATCGCCGACGAACATCAATATCTTTTATAAAACTATAAAATTCTGGTGCATAAGTGCGACCAACAACACAATTTTTTAATGGTTGAAATAAACAATGTTTCTTAAACATGTTAATCCTTTAAATTAACAACTAAATTTTTACTTGCGCCACCCAATACATCATTTGTTCTTTGAGTAACGTAACCTGTGATTTGCAACATTGGACGATCCCACCAACCCATGTTAGCAGTGCCATGTGGCATATCTTGCCATTCCCAAGTGATACAATCACCTGCTCGCCACTGAGTAAAGTAAGTATTGCCTAATTGAAATACTTGTCCTAATTCCCAATCAGCTAACATAACAGCAAATCGACGCATTATATCAGGATTCTTATCCATCTCTGTTACTTTAAAACTGTTTTCACGTTCAGGACGTGCAGCAAAATTATCAATATGCGTGTGAAGCATCTGTCCCGTAGTTTGATTATGAAACTTGATCATGCTTTCATCCATACCAATCCAATTGCTTATCTTTTGAAAAATTTCAATATCTTCTGCTGCTGTACGATTAAAAACTTCTTGTTGAGGGTTAGCGCCTGCACGAATTAAATCTTGTTCTTCTGCGCTTGCACTATATAATCCACTTTCTGCAATTTCTTTGTTAAAGTTATTGCGTGTTCCCCAACTACTTGGTTTAGTACGAGGCATACATTGTGCAATTTCATCACTAAAATCTGCATCAAATCTACAAATATGAGTATAGCTATCTATACCAGGCTGTGAAATCCGTTTAGTATCAAAATGCCAACGGCTACGGCTCTTAGTAAATTCCCAACGACTGTCGCCCCAGTTTTCATATTCGGTCATCCTTCATCCTTTTTTGATTTGATTTTGTTTTTAGTTGGATATATTATTTCGCGACGAGTGCCTTTTTCAAAAAAATAATTTGTTAATTCATCTGCCAACGTGCCATCTGCATAATGAATATATTTTGCATTAGAATCTTCATTTTGCATTTCTTCGATTTGTGGATCATCGTATGCAATAGGAAAATCAAGTTGTTGTGATAAACTTTTAATATAAAATTTTCCGTACAAGAAAAACAATTCAGTGCTTATAAAAAATGGCATCTTATCCAACCACTTTATAAGCTGTGGCGCTAATCCCCACGTAGGACCGCCACGGATTCTTTTTTGCTGTATATCAAGAATATTTCTGTCACGCCCAATCATAACTGGAATAGGTTCTATTCCACATTCTTTTAACTTGTCCATAAACTTGAATACTGGCGGAACAGTAATCATAAATTGATTCATATATGGACAACTAATGCTAGTTACAGCATATTCTTTGCCATTCATTATAGATATATCAATACTGTCTAGATTATTCCAATACCACGCACTTGGTTCTGTGCTGTGAGGTCTAAAATAATGACCTTCAATTTGCGGATCAAGCAAGTCTTTCCATCCATGAACATCTGGATGCAACGAAAAAATTTTACTGAACATATGATTTCCGCTTCCTTGAGGTCCAAAAAGCACGATCATCTTCATTTTTTAATAAACCTTTCATTTTTTTATAAATAATTATAAAAATATATCATATTTTTTAAAAAAATAAAATTTTTATTTTTTTATTTTCTGTGTTATATTTATTTAGTATTATTTATAAAAAACATACCCAAATAGGAAAAAATAAATGAACTCAAAAATTTACAATTATTTGATAGAAAAAATTAATAAATCTTTCAAATTAGACAGATATGAAAAAATTCGTAGTAATATTAGCAAAGATACAGTCTTAGGTGATCTGCCTTGGACTCATAAACGTTGGGAAAAATTTAAATCTGATGTATGTGAAACATTTCAAGGGTTAGATTTAGAATTTGTTGGCACCATTGAACAATTTGTTAATCATATAGATTACAAATATCAAAGCCGTGTATGGGGTGGAGAAATGTGGAAGCCTCGAACTGAAGTATATCGATTTACAGGTTGGAATATTGTTAAAGATGTAAATGATCTTAAACCGAGTGCAGTTTTAGATGTTGGTTGTGGTTTCAATCAATTCAAAGCACATATTCCTAATTTAATTGGAATTGACAAATATAATCCAGCAGCAGATTATATGGTTGATATTATTGATTATAATGTAAAACCTGAAAGTTATGATGTTGCTATTGTATTTGGTTCAATTAATTTTGAAAGCTATGAGTGGGTAGCTTCTCGATTTAAACGAGTTTTTGAACTTCTTGCACCAGGCGGCACTGTTTTCTGTCGCGCTAATCCATTTAATAAACCACCAGAAAATCCATGGGTTGAAGTTTATCATTGGGATTTTGATACCGCAGTACGCATTGCCGAAGAAAATAATGTAAAATTAGAAACTTGGAAGCAAGATAACGGCGACCGTTTCTATTTTGTTTATAAAAAACCTTAATAACATATGGCTAATCCTACAATAAATATCTTATAGGATTAGCCATGCCACGTTTAAGTTTATACAGAGAAAATCATTCCAACGATTATAAATGGCAAGATAATCGTATTCGCGAACTTTATACAGTTGGTGGAGTTGGAATAAATGTTCACAAATATCTTGGTCCAAAAGACCAAGGACAAACTACTGATTTAACGCAGCCACAATATCCAAATCAAAGTGTGCAAAACATACAAGATTTGTTATTCATGGAAAATCGTGATCGCAGTTATGAACCAAACGTATATGATTTGCGTGGGCACTATACAATACAAGATGTCGATTATAATTTACAGCAATTTGGTTTATTTGTAAATCAAGATACGCTTTATATTACATTTCATACAAATGATATGGTAACTCGTCTTGGTCGTAAGATTATACCAGGCGATGTATTTGAATTGCCGCATCTTCGTGATTATTATCCTCTTGATGAAAATTTACCAGCAGCATTAAAGAAATTTTATGTTGTACAAGAAGCAACTCGTGCAAGTGAAGGTTATGCACAAACATGGTGGAGTCACCTATGGCGTTGTAAAGTTGTGCCTATGGTTGATGGACAAGAATATCGTGATATACTTGATCAACCAGCAAATAAATCAACTGATACAACACTTCGAGATATGATGAGTAATTATAACATTAATCTCAAAATAAATGATGCGGTTGTTGCACAAGCAAATAGCGATGTTCCAAACAGTGGATACAGCACAAATAGTCTTTACATATTGCCTACAGCAGATGGAATTAGTCCCATTATTGCTATTCCAGGCTACTTAACTGCTGATGGTGCGCCACCAAATGGCTTGCCTGTAACGGTCGATACTTCATTTCCGCTAAACCCACAACAAGGACAATATGTTTTACGCACAGACTATGTTCCTAATAGATTGTTTAGATATAGCGGAACAACATGGGTTGCGATACAAGATGTAAATCGTGCTAATATCACAGGCGCTAATACAAATACACAACTTGGCTCATTTATTAACAACACCGCCACAGTTAAACTAACTAATGGAGCAACTGTTCCAAGTAATCAAACTTTAAGTAATTTACTTAAACTTACGCCAGATAAATTAGGATAAACCTGTGGGTCAATTTTTTTACGATAAACAAATACGCAGATTTATGAATCAATTTGTTCGCATTTTTAGCGACATGTATGTTGAGTTTGGCAAAGATATTAATGGCAACAGTGTTTTATACAGAGTGCCATGTCGCTATGCAGATACAAATCGCCAAGTTGCCGCTATTATGCGTCAAAATAGTGATAATAGTATCAATGCTGTGCCTGCTATGGTTGTTTATATTACTAAAGTTGATTATGATCGTGCGCGCATGCAAGAACCAAAATTTGTAGATAATATTTCACTACGCTCTCGTGCAAATGATCCGCTAACAGGAAATGTAAGTTCTAATCAAGGACAAAATTTTAGTGTTAATCGTTTAATGCCAGCACCATATAGATTGACTGTTAATATGGAGATTTGGACAAGTAACTTTGATCAAAAATTACAATTGTGGGAACAGATAAGTGCGCAATTTAATCCTGACATGGAAATTCAAAGCACTGATAAATATCTTGATTGGACAAGTTTAAGTTATATACTACTAACAGGAACAAATTGTAGTACAAGAAATATACCAGTAGGCAGCGATGATCCTATAGAC